CCGTTTACTGATGAGTTGGCCGTATCAATTTCTAAAATTTGATTTCTAACAGGAACAATATCATTAGAATTAGGTATAGTAAATATTCTTACTACTGTGCTAGCAGCGCCATCAACATTTGAAATACTTGTTAAGTGTGCTGATGTTAAAATTATTTCTCCTGTTGTGTAATCAACAGTACCGTAAGTAGAGTCTGTATAAATTCTTGTAGTGCCACTTAGATAATAAACTCTAATATTACCAGCACCATCGTCATCTAAAAAATGTTCATTTGTAGAACTATCATCATTAATTTTAAAACCTGATGAAGAAACTATACCACCAGCACTTGCATTGTGACCAGAATGTGGATTAAAAAATGCATTGTTAAAGTTAAGTGTATATTTTAAACCAGAGTTTAAAGTAGGTGTAATTTCTTTATACATCTTAACTGTGGTAATATTACTTAAAATAGATGAATCGGTATCATCAATTAATCCGACTAATTCAGAGTGTCTAAACATACCAGTAAAATTCTCCAATGTATTATTATTATAATTTGTTATTGTATTTAAAACATTTGTATTAAGTGTTGAAAGTGCTTTTGTAGTTAAACCAGAATTATATTTAAATGTTGTAGTAAGAGTTATGAAAGTTGTTTCTGGATCAATTATAACAGGCGTAACTGAAGCAACAGCATATGATTTTAATTGAGAAACTAAACTTGTTTTTGTTGCTGTTGTTAAATTAGAACCAGACTTTGCTTTAATAGAAATATAAACTTTACCATATGCAACAGGACTAGCATCCTCACCACCATAAACTTGAACTGATTGAGCATTTGCATATAAACTCTTAACTAAAACTTTATAATCGTCTGCTGTAACAGCACGATCTTGTGCTGTATAATCTCTTGGCGCATTGTATTTAATTGAAGTAATAGATTCAGGATTTGTACCACCAGCAGCATTTGTATCTGTTACGATGGTAACATCTGTAAATCCACCAATATCTCCGTTAAGTGTAAATGCACTAGCACCATTTGCTGCTGTACGATTGGTGACTATGTAATCTAATATAATAATATTACCATCAGCAATTGCTTTACCTAAAATTCCATCACCAAAATAAACTTCATATCTTCCATTTTCAACTTCTTGTAAAAAGTAAACTTTAGAAGTAGAATCTAATGCTGTAATACCATCAGCAAGTGTAAATGTATTTGTTGTAGAATCAGAGGATGACTCTTGAACTTTAACAGTTAATGTTGTGGTATCAACATTGTCGTTAGGTATAATAAATCTTTGATCTATGTCCGATGTGCTTGCTGTATATTTGTAGTTTAAATATGTGCCTTCTAAAATTTCTAAGTTATCAAATTTGTAAACACCGTCAGCGGGTATAATACTAACATCTGCATTATTAACAAAAGAATAAGAAGTGCCATCCACAGTTGTAGTAAATTTTGTTCCTCTTGACATGGTAACAGAAGCACCAGAACCATTGTTTATGGTTACATCAATAATTGCAGAAGCGGCCGTAGCACTAGTCGGAGTATATCCAACTTGTTTTGCTAAAGAAACTACACTTGATCTTAAATCAGCACTATCAAGATACATTTCATTTGCTAACATATTAGCATTGAAAGCGTTATAGTGAGTATTGTAAGCAAGAACATCTAAAAGAATATTTATTCCAGAACCTTCAAAATCATAATCAGTAAATTCGTCTTGTTGAGATAAAAAAGTTTTGAGGTTTGCTTTTATCGTATCAAAATCTAATTCTGATATATCTAGTTTAGTTGCCATATTATCTTAGTCTTTCTAAAAATGATTCTACTATTACCGGGTCTGGATAATTTTGCACATAAAAAGATATCTGACAAGCATATCCATTCTCATCAAATTTAGGTTTAGTTAGTACTTGAACTAATCTTGCTCTCGGTTCGTAGTTTTTAATTAACAATTCTATTTGTTTTGAAATTACATGATTCATTTGAGGAGTAATTAATTCAAATAACATCGCTCTCAAATTAGACCCTATTTCTGGGTGAAAAGGTTTTTCATAATGATTAAGATTTATAAGATTGCGAACACTTCTTTTTACCGCTTCAACATCTGTAATTTTAGTTATATCTTTTGTAGCAGAATTTTGTTGAAAGTCTAAGTTTAAGTCCTTAAAAATTTTAGCACTTCTTTTACTTTCATTACTTTGTGTTGCGTCATATCTTGACATTTGTAATCTCTCCTATTACAATATTTATACCGATTATTTAACCACCTGCAAATACATTACTTGACCCTGCGGCCACAGAGGTGCAACCTGATATACCATCACCAACACGACCACACCCTTTACCATTTACAAAAACAGTTGAACTACCTGACGCTATTGGTGCAGCGTGAGCAGGACAAGGAACACCAGGCAATAAGTGAGTAGTATTATTATCACCTTGTCTTGATACAGCAATACTGTTTGCAAAAACATCACCAGAACCTTGTGCTCTTGTCATACCGCTACAATGAGCGACATCAGCATCTCCAATTCTAGTTACCGCTGGCATTTGTTTCCCTTTTCATTAACTCTTTTAATTTAGAATCAAAAGTTTCTATGTATGCGTGATCTTCCTCACTATGAGGAGAAGGCGGATACTCTGGTTTAAAAATAACTACATTGTCAAATTTATCAGGTATATTATTATAATCAGAAAATTCTAATAAAGAAGTTTCTATCCTGACGATAAACTGACCTTTCATTATTTTTTCTTAGCAGTTTTTTTCTTTTTTTTCTTAACTGTTTTCTTTACCACTTTTTTCTTAGCAGGTTTATTAACTTCTGCTGGAAAAAATATTTCTTGAATAAATTTAAACATAATAATTTCCTTTACTTCTTAGATTTTTTCTTTTTCTTTTTTACAGGTTTAGGTACTTCAATTTCTTTAACTGCTATTTTAACTGCTTCATTCTCTGGATTTTTAGATGACATACCAGGAGGACAAGGCACAACACCTTCATCAACCAACCTTTGTCTATTTTTCATGTGTTGATCATTAATAGCGTCTTTTGACCCACCAGTATAATGTACAGCGTGTCCTTCTTGTACTAAAACATCAGCACAAATTTTACTACCATCTTCCGTTAAAAAATTACCGAGAATACGACCGAACTTGCCTTTCATATTTTCGCCATTTTTACTTACCTGTGTTTGTAAGATTGCATCGGTTCCTAAAAGTGAATTTAATCTTTCTTTTGCTTTTAAACCGAATACTTTTTCAACCTTATCGCTAGTTCTTGATTCTGGTGTGTCAATACCCATAACACGGACTCTTTCACCTCTTAACCAACAGCCGAATCCTAGGTCAATATCTACATCAACTGTATCTCCATCAACAACCTTTAATATTTTACATTTATACTCGTACATAGTTTTGATTCCTTGAAATTTCTTTACAAACTATTTATAAGACTGCTTTACAATTAACCTGAAATAGTGTATAATAATAATATGAGTGAAGAAGAATTAATTATGTTAGAAGCAAAGGTTGATATGGTCGATATTATATCAAAACACCCTGGAAAAGAAATGGAAACAGTTTCTATGTGTTTTAAAGTGATTGTTGATTCGTATGTTGCCATGTTAGGTGAAGAAGATACGGCAAAATTTCTCGAAGTTGCCATTGATTCGGTAAAAAATGGGTTTCACACCATAAATTCTAGTGAAATTCCTAAAAATCAACTGAATTAGACCGAAAAATTCGCAGTTTTTCGTCATTTTTAGTGTTTTTCGCAGTTTTCTGCGATATTTTGACACATTTTACAACTTTCGGGTAAACCCTTGATATTATTGACAATAAATCGGGCATATTCGCCCGAAAGTGCTTGAATCTACCGAAATTATAGTGTAAAATAAACACATATTAACAAAGAAAAGAAAGAAAAAAACATTATGAAAGATAGTAGATACGAAAAACAGTTTGAGTTTGCCAAAAAACTTTGGGAAAGTTCAACTGGTCAAACATATAAAGGATCGTTTGATGAGAAACTTCAAATTGAAAGAAAAATTGAATTAATTAAAGACTTAGTGAGGGCTGCATAATGAATAATTTTCAATACAAATCAAAAAACCGAGTGTTCAAAGAATTTAACGAGTGTAAAACAGTTTTTGATAAACTAGATTATGCTAAAAAGTTAAAAAAAGACGCTTACGATCATGTTTACAATCTAGATTTAGATAAACTAATCGTAAGACTACAAAATCAAATAATAATTAACCATTAACAGAAAGAGAAAAAATGAATACTACATTTGATACTACAATAGATGTTCAATCTACCATGAATGAAATAAACGATAATATTTCAAAATACAATGCTTGTCTCGCTGGACAATATCCAGGTGACGAAAATACCTATGCCGACAAGGCAATTGAACTAGGTAAATCAATCGGATTATCTGAAGAAGATATATTCGAAATTTCAATATAAGGAGAAACTACATTATGAATACTAACTTAAAAAATACTTTGATGGCAATATCTGAATTAAAAAGTGAAGATATTGTATCTGTTATTAATGCTGTCAGAAATAGACAAAAAGAACTGAACACAATTGCTGGCGCTGCTGCAAGAATGATGTTTACCGTTGGGGCAAAAGTCAGAGTCAACGGTTCAAGAGAAACCTTTTTAGGTACTATTGAAAAAATTAATAGAACTAGATGTATTGTAAAAAAAGAATCTACTGGGCAATCTTATAGAGTGCCAATGTCAATGTTAAAGGAGGTTGCATAATGACACACGAAGAACTAAAAGATAAAGTTTCAGATATTCTGAATAAGGCAGAAACTGAAATGAATGATGTAATAGAAAAATTTAATGAGAATAATGATGAAAGTATCGAAGTCGATACCGTTGATCTATCACATAAATTTTCAGATTTAAATGATTATGTGGAGGACTATTCATAATGACACCATCACAAAATTTTGTAACTGCCATTATAACACAGGCCATCGAAGATGCTCGATATACTGGCACTAGTACAAAATATTTAAAACACAAACTTAATGCACTTGACTGGATTCTAAACAAAGATGAAATGTTTGAATATTATTGTAAACTTCTAGGCGTTGATCCTGATTGGGTTGGCGATCAAGTAAGAAAAACTAGTAATCTAAAAATAACTAGATCACAACAAAAAAATATAAATGGGAAAAGATATTTTTTAAATTATCATAAAAAGGAGAGAGTTTAAATGTTACCTACAAAACAGATGATAGAAACAGCACAGTCAGTCGCTGAGATTGCAAATGCTTATGAGAAAAAACATTTTACAGAGGAATCGTTAAGTAGTTTTTTATTTCAAGAAACATTAAATATGCCAGATGTAGAATTTGATGTAGAAAAAATTGCTGAGATTGCTCGTGAGTATGTTGATGAAGATGTTATCAACTCTTATGATGAAGAAGAAGAAAATAGAAAATATGAAAAAGAATTAGAAGGAGAATATTATGCCAGATATGAAGTTTAGAGAAGGTCAATATGTTTTAGAATTAAAAAGATATATTGATAGAACCTATAAAGAACATTATAGTAATAAATCAGGATTACAGGTTCAAGAAATTTTAAAAGACCTAGAAATTGGCAAAGAGTTTTGTCAAGGTAATGCTATCAAATACCTTATGAGGTATGGCAAGAAGAAAGGTTATAATCGTGATGATCTTATGAAAGCACTTCATTATACAATTTTGATGATGTACTACCATGATGAAAAAACTGAAGATGATTATTCTGCTTTACAAAAAGCACAGGCCGCTCATGATCCTTACACAAAAGGTTTTAACACAAGCGAAGGAGAAGAATAATGGAAATAATTTTACTTACTTTACCAGTAGTATTAGTTTATATGATACTAAGTTAATGATTAATGAATCGAAGATAATAACATATCTTAAATGGTCAGGTACTTTTGCAGTTATTGTAGGAGTATTTCTGGCAGCGATTGATATTCACCCTTGGAGTAGTTTTACTTTAATGACCGCAAGTGCATTGTGGTTTGGTGTCGGTATATCTTGGAAAGAGTATGCAATTATGACCACAAATATTTGTACTTTTTCCTCTAGTGTTTTAGGACTATTAATTTATTATCTATAATACATAGTCGGAGTGTAGCGCAGTCTGGTAGCGCACCTGGTTTGGGACCAGGGGGTCCCAAGTTCAAATCTTGGCACTCCGACCATGTATTATAATGAAAGGGAGATATGATTAAAGGTTGTGTAGGATTTAGCCATATAGAAGGTAGTTGGTTCTGGAATGTATTGATTGTGAGAGGTAAGCATTGTTATCGTATTCCTTTGCTTTATCCTTTCTATTATATTCTATTTGCTTTATATAAAAGAAAAGTGCGAAAGAACCTGGAAGAGTATTCTGCCTCTGCTACCTAGCGATTCTCTGAAGGAACGACACCACTATATATAAAAGTACCAATCCCCATATTAATAAGAACTCCTCAGTAATCATACCGTTCTCTTGTATGAATTCACCAAAGATTGCAACTGAATAGATAGATATAAAAAATGCAATAAAAGGACTCCCTAAGAGTCTTAACATTTAATTATTGACTG